CGCCGACCTGGGAGATGTAACCGCCACATGCGAGCGGCATAGCGAAGTGTAGGGCTTCTTGTGGAAGCCTGTACTCCGAATGCAACCGCGTTAGGTAGCTGAATCTCCTAGGACACCCAGCAGTAAGAACCCCTTGGTCGGGGTTAAACCACTCGGGTATGAGGTGGACCTTGCCGTCTATGTAAGATCTTAGAAGCGTCATTGTGCGGTGTAAGGGAATTCGTTCCCGTGCACTCCACGACGCAACTTGATTTAAAACTACATAAACGTCGGGTTCCGCAGCGAGTGACTTAACATAGAAAGGAGTAACATCTACACCTCTTAGGTAATCACCACCGCAGGACTCGCGAAATGGTCCGGCACTGTAAGACTTGTCTAAATTAACGACAAGGCCCGCCTTTGTCAAGACATCTACGAAACCGCTATACTCATGAGTGGGGATAATGATATCATCCCCAAACACGCAAGTGTTGGTCCAATCTACGAATAGACTGGGACCTCCACGCGTACAGCGGAAACCGTAGATTAGAGCTACGATCAGCAATGTCATCAAGGGAAAAGTAAAACCGTTTCCCATAGTGCTAATCATATGTAGCTCAACTTGTATGTCCGCCTTCCTAGTTTTACCATCACTAGGAATTGTAATCACGGGCGACCTAAGCTTCATTAATAGGTCGAACCATGCACCGGGCATAAGGGCACGTACAAGATCGATACTAATCATATCGCTAGCGGATTTTAAGTCGAGGGTAGCAACATCCCCAACAATCGACCCACGCTTGGCCATAGCCATGTTTTTTGGCTGTTGGTTGCGAATGTCTAGTCCGATATGCCGAAGAGCTCCTTCCAGGTACATGCCTGCAGCAAGCTGCAGACACATATTACCAGAAGGTTCGATGGCAATTGTACGTTCAGTGTCCTCATTTTTCGGAACAGTTGTTAGCTTAGAACCTTCGATTTGCGTAGTGCCCGAAACTCCTAGCTGGCCATCTCTGGCCACGAAGTAAGGGTTTGACCTACGCAATTTAAGCACAAAAGGTTCGCACAGAGCGGTGCAAGTCATACTCTGAGAAATCTTATTAACGGTGTGTGTCCCTTTGATGCCATTACTGGCACCAGGTCCAAACCGCCAATTCGACCACAGGTATGACATCTCGAGCGGCTGCTGAATTGCCAGCTCGTCCCAGGAAGAGGTAAAACGCTCTAAGATATTAGTAATAAAATACCGAGCGTTCTGCACGATCCTAGGATCTAGGCGACTAGAGGGTGGAGTCTCATTTTGTAAGACTTT